CTCCAATAGTTTAATTAACGATATTTTTCGATGCTTGCACGTATTTCCGATGCAAGTGTNTTGAGAATAAATTGACGGTTATAATCNANCGCGGGTCGGATGAATGGATTCGGTATCTGTTTGACAGTGCCAAATTCTTGCGCCTTNGCNTTCATATAATGCGCTTTAGTNGGACCCACTCTTACCGTCATGACAGAGAGTGTTTTGTTNTCCTTCATTCGGCTTGTNGTGGTAATTTTGATGCTGTCTCTCATGTGCTCAGCTTCGCTTGTCGCATCATAACCAGCATGCTTTTTCATATCGTCTAACACGGGTGTCATTGCCTCTCGCCCAGCTTGCCTTAACACCTTTGTNGTAATTTCTTCTCCTAGTTTATTNAGNTCATACTCCAGGTCTTTTAANCCCTTCACTTCNACCGTCATTCTCATGTNGCGNCCTCTGGATAAGTAAGAACAAAATCACGCATCACTCTGAAAATAACGCGCTTATCTGTCTGNTCCTCTCGTGACTGCATGAAAGCCCCACGCTGAACGGTTTGTACNGGATATGANCCGATATGACCGTGCGTAATGNTTTCCCAAGCTTTAAGCACTAAGGCTTCTAGCTTCAATGCTTTGGCATAATCATTGGGGATCTGAAAGGTAATTTGAAAACGCGATTGAACAAGGGAGGTTTTAGCGAGNCCNGTAAGCNCTTTAGGGTCGCTGATGCGCTGATAAATAACCCCTTCCAACACATCGGATGGAAGCCCTAACGGATATGCNTTTAANCCNGTTAGTCNCTCCAAATCGGCTTTAATGTCAGTTTCTATCATGCTGATTGTCAGCCTCCGTCGTTATGATTAGTCGGTCTGACNGGTTTCTATCAACAGCGCGAACCGTGAAGTTGCGNTTTTGATAAGTGATGATCCACCCGATATTAACGTCGCTACGTGGTCGAATAGTGAATTGGTACGTTTCGATAACCTGCTGCTGATCGGCAGTGCGTATTTTCCGGTTAGACATCGCCTCCGCTTTTGCCCATACCTCTTTGACTTTCACCACGCTAGATTTGGGGACACCTAACTCATCCCTCACTTCCTCGATACGCGATAACCAAATCCGCTTATTGAGTTCGCCCGCTTTCATATCACCCCCTAAATATTGATATAGCGATATGNCTCCAATANCGCTTTAAATCCGGCAGACATACCCGTTGTTTCTCTATTTTCATAGAAATGACCNACCGCCAGCATAATNGCCANCTCAATATCCTCCGAGATCTGCAAACCATCTGGATCGGATTCAGGAATATCACCGTCATAAAGCGTTCTGTTGATGTAGTTTTCTGCCCGCTTCTTAGCCGCCNGCATATACGTGATCAGCAAGTCATCTTCTGTTGCATTGTCATCGTCAATCCGACATTGCGCTTTTAACTTCTCCAATGTAGGTAATGGCATGTTTTCACCTTAATACCTGCGACCATGACCAGATCGCAGGTACAAAAAAACCGCAATTAAGCGGCATTTGACAGGGGGGGGGGTTAAAGATTATTTAGTGGCAGCTTTACCGACCAGCGCCTTAATCGCTGAAGTATCTTCAAGGACACAATCGAAGCGGTGGAACGCCAAGAATGCTGTCTGGTCAAAGTCCGCAAAACGCTCAACTAAGCGGCGTAGTGTCATGTAGGTCACGCGACGCACAATAAAGCGATCAAAATCACCACAATAAATGAATTTATTTCCAGCTCCCATATCCGCAATAGCTTGGTCGATAGTGTACTGCATACCTAAAATAGTGGATGGAGCAACACCGATAATTTCAGGTAACCAAAGTGGACGCCCCTGTGCATCTTCTAATTCAGTAATCACTTTAAGTGTACTGTCATTAAACGCTAAACGGAATTTAGCGCCGTTACGGTAAGCGGGGTCAATTGAGTGCTTAAGTGCATTAATATCTTTCCACCCGAAAGACGCTGCCGCATCGACTGTGCCTGTTACTGATGCTTCAAGCCCTTTTGGCTGTAATGGCGTACCCTTTCCCGTTCCTTTAATAAGATATTTTGCTTCACCACGCCCAATACGTTGAGCAATGCGACCTGCAAGATAAGATTGCATATCAATGCCGCTATCTTGAAGTAACTCATTAGAAACTCGGATCATTTTAGAAGAGAGCTTTTTAGCCCCTAATGTTGCTGAGCCGAACTCAACATCTTCTTCCGTGGTTTGGGTATTTTCACCCAACAGCTCACCTTCTTCCAGCGTACCATCGGATGTCGACCAAATAATGTCTTGACCATTTGAGGTGTTGAGAACTTGGGCAATACTTGCAATACCGCCATAGGCTTTCATCTGCTCAACGACCTTGTTAAGCATTTGAGTTGGCACCGTGAAGCCCCCTTTTTCATCTGGCGCCACACCTTGTGCTCTCGCTTCTTGGTTTAATTCACGTAATGCTTGGCGCTCTTCCGCTGTCAGCTCACTCGCACCACAACGTAAAAAGCGATCAAATGCCGCATTACGACGCTCAACTTGTGATTTGTCAGAGCCATCAGGCGGGTTATTTCGCTGCTCTTGTTCATTTTCATCAACAAATGACTGGTCTAATGAGCGAAGCTGCTCTTCACGTTCAATCTGAGCCTCCAAGTTTTCAAGCTCTGTTTTCGCTTTATTCCACTCGGTACGCTGTTCATCCGTCATCACACCTTCACCCACTTTTTCGTGAATAGCGCGCATGTCGACAGCGATGGTGTTACGTTTCTGTTTTAATTCATGAAGCTTCATAGTCATAGTATTACCTTATGCATTGAGTAAAGTTAAAATGCGCTCACGCGCTAATTTTTGATTAACCGCTTTTTGCAGATCACCGCCGTTTCGCGCTTCCTTCCAAGCTTCCATCGAACGTACTGCGGCACCAGCATCTTGATAAGCTGGATAAGTCACTGGGCTCACATCGAATAAGCGCGAGAATTTGTGAATTTCACGAATAATCACGCCTTCATCATCTTGATACCAATCTTCACCGTCTCGGGCGACACGAAAGGCAAAAGAACTTTGGTTGATATCGCCACGCTGCATCGGTGCTAGCACTAAATCGCGGATAGTTTGGGTACCAGGTGCAGTGATGTCATAAACCAAACCTCGTTCATTTACACTTAAAGACAGTGTCCCTGCTGCTGTTCTTCCAAGAATATAGTTAGGATCATGGTTGAATAATCCGCGCACATCATCATTAAGCACATCATCAAATGCCCCCGGCTTAATAATTTCTTTAAATCCATAAATCAGCTCAGAACGAGAGTCGAAAACAGAGCCTAACCCGATAATATGGGTTGCTTGATTCTCATCTCCGGGTTCAGCTCTCACCTCCCCCATATAGCAGCGAGTTTCTTGATTACTGCTCATCATTATCTCCTTTGGGTTTTTCTGTTTGACTTCCCACAGGCTGAGCAGCGTTAACACTGACTAACATTTCGTCCAGCCCATCAACTGGGTTCATATCTTCAAAAGCACGCACTTCATTTCGACTCATCCAACCATCAGTAATGGCATAATGATAAAATTGCGCGCGCTCTTTCGCGGTACCACGTAATAAACCTGCCAAATTAAAGCGAGCATAAAACCCTGCCACTCTTTCTTGTCTTGTGAACAAGCGTCGATTAAGTTCCTGCTCCCAATTAACCACCCACGGAATGATGGTATGGCGAACAAACTGAATGGATTGCTCAGAAATATTAGAGTAAGTCGCCTTTTCAAGGTCATTAATCATGTGAGCAGGAACGTTAAAGATCCCCGCAATCATAGAGCGGTTTAATTTCAACATATCGATAAGCTGAGCATCGACAGGGGAAACGGTTAACGCTTTGTAGTCTAGATCTGCGGGGATAAGCATAGTTTTATTCTCCTGACTACGGAGTGCGGCACTTGCCTTTTGCCACATATCTTTTATACGCGCCCAGCCGTCTTTATTTAGCTCACCTTTAACAGACAAAATACCAGCCGGTCTTGCATTTCCTCCGAAAAAAGAGCTGGTGTATTTCTGTCCGCTCATTCCCATGCCGATAGTTTCAGCATGCTGGGCAATAGGGCTTAACCCCATGCGTTGGTTATTGCCCAGAGCACGAATGTGGATCATGTCATCAGGACTGATGGCAAAATTACCGAGTTCATTGTAAACACCGTAGGTATAACGCCCGCCTGTATTCAATAGGGTTGTTTCCCACGGCATACATGCCTCGAGATTGGTCACTTCCCCTTTGCGGTTACGTACGACCTGCGTGTAACCATTTCCCCAGCCTAAAATGTGTCGATGTTTCGTTTCTCGCCATTTATAGCTGGTTTGCCACTCATTAGGTTCATCGTGAACAAGATGAAATAAGGAATGGTCACGCGCTGTTTCAACTTTATTGCCCGATTTACGCATAATATGTAATGGCATTTGAGCAATAGATGAAGAAAGCACGTAAATACACGCATACACTGCGGCAAGCTTCATCGATGTTTCAGGGCTAACATGTACATCAGCAGTGAAAATTCCATCGGTATCAATGGAATCTGAGGTAATAGGTACTGATGGATTTTCAATGCTTGTCAGTTCATCATTACGAAATAACGCATTAAGAAGCACGTTTCCCCCTCATTGCCGCCACTAATGCATAAACCACCAGCACGGAACCGCCGATCATTAATGTATTGGGGAGCCCATAATTTAGATAACAGCCTGCCATCACCGCACTGAAACCAGCCAATGCAGTGATATCAAGAAATAAGTTTTTCATAGGAATAGTAGATCTTCGTCAGGGTTAAGTGAGGAAAGAAAATCGCTATCTTCATGAAGCATAGCTCGCCCAATTGCCATAATTAACGCTACCGCACCGTCAATTTTGTTTTCATTTTGCTCTTTGATGGGTCTAACAACATCATCATTGCCCGGCAAAAACTTACCCACCACATTCCCCATACACCACGTCATAATTGGATTTCCATCATGGTGAAAACGCCCTGAGGCAATAGCTGCTTCAAGCTCTTTCATGGGGTCTGACATGTTTGTGTAATTTTGAACAATGGTGATAGGGTTTAATCCCTCATCCGCTAATTGGTGAGATAAATTAGTTGCACCGTGTGGGTCAATTGGACTTTCATCAATCGGATTATTCAAGTTATCTGCTTTGGCATCCTCCAAAATAACGCGATAATCAATTTCAGCACCATCGGTTAGTTTTAAGTGCTTAGTTTCAACCCACTTTCTGAATCGTTCTGCAGTTCGTTGATTTTCAATATCAGCGCCAAAAACCGCATCATAGGGAACATAAAAACTGGGTGCTATACAGTAATAATTCCGTTTTCCGTCAATTTCACGCGTAAATAACTTAACTCGGGAGTTCATATCCAGTTTTCTGGCCAAGTCGAGCGATTGAACACACGATTGCCCTTCAAACATTTCCAATGTCAGTGTTTTATCTTCGCATTCTCGCCAACTCAGCATGTTGAAATACGCTGAACGCGCTGAAACCCAAATGTTTAGGTGCTTAGTTTTGAAGATGCTGGCAAGTCGAGGGTTATTTTTCGCTCTATTTTGTTGGCTAATGAGGAATTCACTGTAGACTGAAACCCCCATATTCGGGTTAGCCTTCTTCAGCGTATTAGGATCTGTCCAATCATCCCCTTCATCAACTGTATAAATAACGCCAAATAATTCATCATTAGGTACCGTACCATTCAGCATTTCAATCACTTCACGCCGCTTATCGTAACAAGGTCCCTCGATATTATACCCAGCCGTAGTAATCGCCCACATTAACGGCTGACGTCTAGCCCCCATCCCAGTAAGCATAGTTGTGTAGAGTGAATCAGTATCATGCTCATGATATTCATCCACAATCGCGCAGTGGGGTGATTGACCATCCCCCGGATCGCCGATAAGCGGCTCAAATCGTGCACCGTCTTCAGGGCGGTTCATATTTTTGGCGTTAACCTCAATCCCAAAAGCCTCTGTAAGTAACGGTGTGCGTTTGCACATTAGCTTTGCAGGTCTGAATACTTCCCATGCTTGCTTTTCCGTTGTCGCGCCAGAGTAAACCTCTGCGCCAAACTCGTTATCACAAGTAAAGCAATACAATGCCACACCTGCTGAAATAGCGGACTTACCATTTTTACGGGGTATTTCGGTATAAACTTCACGGAAACGCCTAAGCTTCGTCCCTTTTTGTACCCAGCCAAATGCACAGCATACGATAAATAATTGCCATGACTCCAATGTGATAGGCATTCGCTTAAATGCCCATTCCCCTTTTGTATGAGGTAATAGCTGAATAAACTTAGCGGCTTGCTCAGCTAAGTCTTTATCAAATCGATAACGAAATTTACGCCCTTTCTCCTGGGCAATATCATCAATATGTCGCTGGCAGGCATCAATGACATACTGACACGCCACAATCTTGCCACGCACTACATCACGCGCATATTGATTTGCCGCATTGACGTTCGGGTAAGATTTACGGCTCATGATGAAATAATCCTCATAAAGGGGTTATCTTGCTTTTTCTGACCAGCCATACCAATTAATCGTTGGCGACTACTTGGATCTAAACCCAGCATTGCACCAGTACGATCCATTTCACTCTCTTGTTCTTTCTTCGTTGTTAAATCGGGATTTTTAATTGGTCCACCCGTTGCACCAATTAAGCGAGTTCCATCTCGCATGATCGCAACCACTGCATTACGCCAAATGTGGTAGGCAACGCACCAACGTTCAAGTACGGCTAAATCGGTAATACATAAAATACCCTGACCACAAAGCTCCTTGATCGTGATTTCCCACATAACAACAGCAAGTTCTAATTCGTTTTCTGTAAACCAATCTGGCGGCGACACGCCTTTTAGTGGTGTGAATACCGGCTCATCTTTGTTGAGTGCTCTTTTACCCGGATTACCAGCCAACTCTTTTCTAGCGGTAGGCTTCGGGCGACGACCAGACTTGCCCGGAGTGCCAGCCATAACAAAACCTCCAATAAAGCATTAATAGTCATCGATACCCGGCAAATAAATTTGAGCCTCAGAAGCAATTCTCTCTCTAGCGGTGAGCAATAATTGCTTTCTTCCACCAGATCCCCAATTCGCCATTGTTCTTGCGCATCCACTAACATTTTTAGTTTCAGCATCAATGATGTAATCCAGCTTGTTTAAGCGAGTCATAACATCCAGACCTTTCCTCATTAAAAGCTGAAATGTCTCATATACTCGTATTTCAAATATTGGGTTTAACCAAGCCGCATATCTGATAGCAATTAATTCCAATCCCCAAGACCCTTTACTTGCTCCTGTTTTGATTGTTTCCACTGATGCGATTTTCTTCGCATCACTTAATGCCTTTACAAACCGTCTTATTTGCTTGGATTTTAAAAACTCTCCTGGTCTTTGTGATTCTGTTGCTTTTCCATCTGCTACTGCAGCGGCATGTAGATCATTTAAATTGTACCGCCCAGCACTATCAACTCTCACTGAGACACCGTTAACATTCACGTTTGGGTATTTCATAATGTTTACCTTACTTAGCAATGAACCTTGCTGCATAGGAGATCAGCCCATCGAAGCAACATCAGCTATAACTGATCACCTCAAGGCTCATTCCTAAGTACAGGTTCGATGTTTAAAAATAACGATGCATGCAGTGCACCAAATGACGGGTATAAAAAAGCCCCGCTATTGCGAGGCTGCTGATTTCTAATGCATAAATATTGCTAAACAATCTGCCAGTTTTAATTTCATTTTTCGCGGGTATAAAAATTGACTTAAGGCGGCGGTACTTTAGGGCGAGAGTGGTAGGGATTTTACCCGCCCCTCCCCCTTTGCGATCGTTACACATTAAAACTAATCTAAATGAATATCAGGGGCATCTGCCATCATTGATGGGTTACATGCAAACTCAACAACTACTGAATTGTTTTCGCCTAGTGGGGTTGTGGTGAAGCTTACCTCTTTCTGGTTGGATAGCAGCTTACCATCAACTGTAAGCCCGTAGCCGAACCATCGACCACTCTTAAACAATTTTGATAACTTAACTTGCTGTTCTTTCAATTGATTCTCTCCCTTGCTGTCTTACGTTTATGACATGGCCAGCACAGTGATTGCAGATTGCTATCATCATCGGTACCACCATGCGCCTTGGGTTTGATGTGGTCCACTGTCTTAGCTTCAGTTGGTCTACCTGACTTCAAACACTCTTGGCATAGATGTTTATCACGATGCAAAACGCGAGCACGTATCTTGTCCCACTTGGAGCCATAACCGCGCTCATGGCGACTCTTACCTTGCTGGTGGCTTTCCCATCCTGTATTCATGTGCTCTTGACAGTAGCCACTACGGTCAGTGGTTGTCTTGCTACAACCATGCTTACGGCATGCTCGGGGTATGCGTGGTGGCATAGATTACCTCAAATAAAAATGCCATTAGACTTTAAGCTAATGGCGTTGTTTTATAGATAATTGCACATGAGATTATATTAACAATAGAATTATTTAATATCTAAAGAAGTCCTTTATGTCCTTTTGATATTAAATCTGAAATAGCTGATTTTATTTTTTCAACTTCATTGGAATTCAAAGTGATCGGAATATGATAAATATCATCATTAGTTTCATTAAACCAATACTCTAGTCCATCAAAAGATAAATCTCTTATTTCTTCCATATCAACTGACTTATCATATGTTAACTTAACTAACATTGACATTCTTGAACAACTAATAATATTTTTATAATTAAAATCAATCTTACTTATATCTTCTATCTTATTATCACGTTTAAAATCAATTATACTATGACTTATTTTTTTATATACCTCTCCAGCCGGAGGAAACCTTGCATGTTCAAAAAAATCAAAATCAATTAATAGCTTCCTATACTTTCCGTAATCACTAGAACCACTTACACCGCTTTTATCATCAACAAGCAATGTGTTTATTGCCAGTAACCATAGCAAGTCATCATTTATATATGACCTTGCAAGGCTAGAATATATTTTTTTATTTTTAAGAGTTTTGTTAGTATAATCTGCATTTTGAATATACTTCAATAAATGGTATAACACCCTAAAATAGGTTGATAAATTCTTATTATTTCTTATATGCCAAACTATCAAATCAATAGAAACATCATCAACTGAAGTTCTATCATATGGAGTTTTTCCTTTTAGTAGTTTAGATATAATAGACCTTGATAGGTCATTATCTTTACTTTCGCTAGATTTTAATTCATTTAAATATGAATATATTTTATTCAACTCCGCGTTATGCTGAGTAAGCAATAAGTTAAATGTATTTTCAAATGAAGCGGCCCTACTTGACTTAATTGAAATTCGTAAACCACACAAACTCATAAAAAAAGCAAGTATCGCAGCAATTGCTGTTGATTTAGTCCAGTAGTCTGTTACTACTTCTATTATATAATCAGGCATAAAAATCTCAGTTATGAATGAATTTTCCCGATTATATCAAATCCAATCTATATAACATTATACCTTCTATGGTCTGATTGATTCCCTCTCAGATTCAATTCCTCGAATAGCTTCAAGCTGCTCATTCGCCTTCTCTATCGTTCCTAGCAATAATCTATTCCACAATACAAACGCTTTGAATGATAGGGTTTTACCGTCACTGTCAGGCGGCAATGGCGGTACCACAGAATTAGTNAANGTNGATGGAATTGGANCGCATTGCGCGCNCTCGTAACTCGTTTGTGTACTCGAACAAGCCATCAGTAACAAGCTGAGGCACAAGAGAATCACAAGAAGACTCTGCTTTGAGTATCGTTTTATATTCAATGATTTTCTCCTG